CAGCAGGAGCAGAATCTATTAAAGCATCTATCTTTACTTGTGCTAGTGTATTGACCTCACTATCAAAGTCTGTAACTTGATTATGAGTTATAACTATATTGTTAGCATGTATATTGCTACTACCCTGGTCAGCAGTCCAGTCTAGTATTTCATCTGCAGCTATACCAAGGTCAGATAAGATTTGTGCATAACTTCTTTTCTTTATTAAGCCATCACTAGTATCATGCACTAATACATTTTCAGCAGAAGCATCTCCATCAGCAGGTGTTGCTAATTTCAATGTTCCTGTTACTTCTAAATTTTTTGTAGCGTTTTTACCTATTATTACGTTCTCATTAATATAGACATCAATGCCTTGAGAAAACGCCTTGTTTATGCTAAATTTGGGGCTAGAATCAGTCTTCCAAAAAGATAATGCTCCCTGCTTAATATTTGTTTTTGCATTTATTTTAAATGATGTGTAAGGAATAGTACCATCACGAGACACTCCACTATGCTCAGTTCTATCCATAAATTGACGAACCCAACCTTCGTCAGTTTTACCTTCTATATAAAATTCTCTCTCTTCTGAAGCAGGGTCTCCAGTATAAGATTTATCCTGAACGATTCTAATATCTCCAGGTTTTCCATCTCTAGTATTAATTTCTGATTTGTAGTAGGGAGTATTAACAGAGTTAACTAAATTATTTATTTCATTATAAATATCATCTACAACTCTATCTACACTTTTATTGCCTGTAGTTCTTGCAGTTTTTTGTGATTTTTGTTTTTTACTATACATTGCCTCTTTCCCTATATATTATAGAAAAAGAATCAATTTCTGTATCATAAGATTTTACAGGCTCATTATACCCTGATATAAGTTTTATTTTTATTGTTTTAGCTTTTTTATGTTCTTTTGGAAATTTATAAGATAAACAATAGTCTTCATAACTTATATTGTTTTCAATAGGAGTAATCCATTTATCATCATTATTTATCATATACTCAAATTTAGGAGTAGTATATTTATAAAATATTTTTAATTTTGACAATATCTTATTAACAGTTTGGTTTGACAAAGAAAAGTTTTTACTAATATATGAAAATTGTTTTTTATTATCACTGCTAAACAATTCTTTTAATACAAAATTATCTTCATTGTTTTTTTGAGAAGAATAAAGCTCTCCTTTAGAACCATTAAATATACCTTTATATTCGCCTGTTTTTTGTAAATCCCATCTTTTTTTATCTACATTATATGTAAAACAATAATAAAATTCTGGTAAGTTTGTTAAAAAATTACCATTTTTAAAAAGCTCTTCTGAAGAAAAATTTAAACCTTCTAATAAAACATAAACATTAGACCTATTGTCATCAGCATCATAGTTTTGAAATAAATCATAATATCCTATACCATATAAAAATGCAGGCATATCTACTATGTATCTTTTTGTATTCACATCATACAATGTACCATAAGGAAGCGAAATAGTTTCTCCTTCATGCTCAGTTATATAAGGGTCAAAAAAATCACCTAGTGATTCATCGTAGTCTTCAGGAATACCATAATTAAAATTATCTTGAAACCATGCATTTCTCATATTTTTATGAACTATAAATTCAATCGGATACTCAATTTCACCTTCCCAAGGAATATTAGTCCCTGGAATATCATGCCATCTATATATTGTATCACCGTTTTGTCCACCTGAATTATAATGACTATCTGCAATACTAGAGTTTGTAGTAAAATTTTCAAACAAACTTCTATCTATTTTAAAGAATAAACAAAAAGCTCTAATTATAGAACTATATTTTATTATACTTTCATAATCTTTATTTTTGTTTCTCCAAGAAACTTCTTGACTATATTCGTTGTTAGTTATAATAGGAATACCTATATTATTTACATTTTTACCATCATACAAGTATATATTATTTTCATCTGCAAAACATATCCCTTGCTCACTTCTAGCAAAAGAACTATAACCTAAACATCCGCTACCTTCAAATGTGTCTTCAATATAAAAACCATCTGGATTTATTACATACATATTATCATAATCCCATGCAATAATTCTACCGTCAAAAGATGTTAGCGCTCTAGGTTTACTAGGCAAAGCAAGATAATTTTCAGTCCAATCAAACATACTATATTTATCTGGTAAAGACCTAAATATTAAACTACTAGCATCTTCAAATGAAGGATGTTTACAATTAGCAATATATAAAAAACCATTAAGTTGAGTTGATAATGTGTAATTAGGTAAAGTTATTTTCATAGCTTCAGGCAATCCTACCCTAGCTTCATAACTAGGACCTACTGTACCATTATCTACTACAGTATAGTAAGCAATTTTTCCTAAATCAATATCTATATTATCGTAACCTTTTACTGACTCTGTTGTTAAAATCCATTGAGAATTTAATGGTATAGTATCTACAAGAGTATATTGTCCTTCTATATTAAAAGTATCATTTTCTGTATCACTTTCATTTAATGATATTGTAGACCTCCACAATCTTACGTCAGTAATCCTTTTAGAAAGTAGTTCTGGTTTATGTAAATTAATAGTTATAGCAAGAGAAGATGCTCTATAATTAACAGTACCATCATTGGGTTCTGGAGAATCTGCTCTTACATTAGCACTTCTAATGTCTACTTCTGTATAATGATTAGATAAAGGACTATCTTGATAGCCATCATATACTAAATTAATTTTATATCTGTATAAGTTTAAAGCTTCATCATCAGCATAAGTAAAAGGAGCAATAGATGCACCATCATAAGTTTGTGCTTTTACTTCAAATGATATTGATTTAGAATCTAAAGAATATTGTTTAATATTTATATCATCGCTAGTATTTGGGTATTGATTTAAAGATATTATAGATTTAGAATTATTTGGAAATATTTTATCTGGTTCAAGTGGTAAATTTTCTTGAGCATCTGTACCACTATTTTTAACTACTAAAAAATTAAACTTAGACATATTTAAAGGTCCACTTGTAGATAAAAAGCCTATATGGTCATTAATTGTTGTTTGACTACTCCATCCAGGAGATGCATTAAATATTCTTCTTCCATCATAACATGCACCTGCTCTTAAAAATATATCAAACACAGCTCTTTCTGTCGCATAAACTTTTCCTACAGTGCTTAAATTAGATAAATTATTTGAATTTAAAGTTATATTAGAATTTTCATCTAACCAAAATGCGCTATATAAATGAGGATAAATATTTTCTAATGAATCAATATGCCAGTCATAAGTGCCAAATCCATTAACTTCAAAATCAACAATAGGAGTATAAAATTGTATAATATTATTAGGTTTACGTTCAGGACTAGTATTGCTTGTACCATCTCTAGTATTACCAAATGCTAAATAATCATCAGGTATTGCAACGCCTGACCCACTATCCATAGCTTCATGCCAATCATCAGGATGGATAACCATAGTCATACAAGGGTTTGTATTTGAAATAGAATGCATAGAAGTATCATACATAAAAAATTTTGAACTTTGAATAGGATTTTCTTCGTTAGGATTATGGCAAGAAATCATAAGCCTATTAAAATAATGTTTAACTGATATAATATCTAAAGAGTTATCAAATCCTGATAGTTCTCTAATATGTAATCTTGCTGGACCATCCTCATGGTCTGAATCTTTATCAAATTTTGCTAATGGGTTATGATTTGAAGAGATATTTATAATAAAATTTTCTATACGACCAGTTTCAAAACATTTACCGTTATAAAACCAATTTACACTTTCTTCTCCAAATATTAAATCAATAAATTGCTGTAGTACTCTTCCTCCGTTAGCACCTACTATAAAATCACATGTATCTAAAATTAAATTATAAACAAAACTAAAAGCTTCTGATACTAATCCTACAAACCATCCAAGCAACCCTGTCTCATGGTTATCTAACATTGAACTTCCACCACCATCATCATCACCAGCTCTTAGTCTTCGATAAGAGTCATACCAGTTTCCACCTGCAACTTTATATTCTTTAGCTGTTAAAATGTTTAAAGATAATGGGTCAGATTGACCAACAACTGATACCCAATCTTCGTCTTCATTACTTACATCTAAATTAAAATCATTAAATAAATAATCAGTATCTTCACCAGGAACTGTATTAATAAGTGGCGATGAAATTAAACCATGTCTAGCAATTTTTATTGAAGGGGCTATATTTCCAGCTCCATTTAAAAGTCCACTATACTTATGTCCTCCCCAAGACCTTTCTCTATCATCCCAATCTGAATCTCCACTAAGCCAATTATCATCTTCTAAATTTTCATAATGTTCATCAATATTTCTAAAATAATATTCTCTAAAATCTTCAGAACCTTGAGCTATAAAATTAAGTCTAAATTTTTGACTGTAACCTTTTATATAATCATAGTATAAACTTTTATTTACAGCATTTACATTAGTATTAAACTCTAAATCAGTTAATTTAATACACCATAAAAAGGGTTCTTTTCTACCAAATTTATCTCCATTTGGTTTCCAATATTGTATCCATAAATAATTTTTAGTCTCTAGTATAGATGCAGGAGAAGAACCATTAGGAGGAGGATACTCTCCAAAATCTATAGTATGAGTTCCTAATGACTCAAAAGTATCTACACTGCTAATTGAATATTTTTGAATTATAGGAAAACTATTAGTATCTTCTGTATCTCCACCAGAATTAGATAAAACCCAAAATTTAAAATTATCATTAGAAACTTTAGGGTCAGCATTACTATTTTTAACTGAAAAAGAAAAACTATCTACTTCAGCTTGACATATATCGCAAGCTCCACCATTTAAAATATTTTTGCCAGTTGTTGGTAAAGTAATAGTTCCAGGGTTAGCAGCAAAATCAAAAACATCTGTACCGTTAACAAAATTTGCAGCAAAATTAACTAAGTATACATCTTTATGGTCATATCTAATACCTACAGCTTTTTTAGAATCAGTGTGTGTATATGTTGAGCCTGGAATAGAAGAAAACCTATCTATACTAAATGAAGAGTTAAGTATTTTTTCATCATATACTGTAGAGTCTTCATATATCCAATTTGAAAATGTAGACTTTGGCTCTCCAAAAGGTAAATTTTTAGTTTTATAAACTATTTTAGGTTTTATATCTTTACCGTAACCAACAAAAGCTTGGTTATTTTTTACTTCAATAGAAGATGCTTTATTTCCAGGTTCAGAAGAATTAGTAGGATTTGCTAAATCAGATTGTCCATACAAATTTCTTAAAATATTAATTTTACCTGTATCACTATCTGCAGTTACTAAATCAAAAGTTTCATCATCATTTTCAATACTTTTAGCAATAGAAGATTTAATAGATTCATTTTCTACTACTATATTTTCTGATTTAGAACCTTTTAATACACCGTCTTCATCAGTAGAGCTTATATTTTCAGAATAAGAAGCAGCATCATCTTTTATATCACTAGAAGAAAAACTAGATATAATGCCTGAAAAAAATCCTTTTATCTCTTTTATTTTATTTGCCATAATTAATTTTGCCCACCCATACCCAACCTTAGAAGGTTGCAACCGTTTATCCTCACAGGGATTATTTTAATACACCCTTAAGAACTGATTCTACTGACTCCCAGATTGATTCAAAAATCTTTCTTTCAGTTTTCTCATTTAGAAAAGGAATGTTAATATCCTTATTCCACTTATCGATTACTTTTTCTTTTGTTTCATCATTAAAAATGTAATCTATTACCATGTCCTTGAAATCCATACGCTTCATCTCCTAGGTTATTTGTTTTAGTTTTCGTATGCTTTTATACCATCTTCAGAAAATTCCATAGTTACCCATCCAGTACGAGCAACACCATAGAAACTATATCTTGCATATTCAGCATATTTAAGAAAAGAACCACCACGACAATACCATCTACGTCTTAGTCTTTCTTCTCCGTCTTCTATTTTTAGACTATCAACAGGCTTTGCATATAGTTGATGATTGTGTCCTAACATAAAGACATCTCCATCAGTATAAATAGCAGCCATTTTATCAAGCTCTAAATCTCCGTTTTTACCACCACCTTTTCCATGACCTGAGACTAAGTTCCATTTAACATTATTTATCGCTATTTGGGTATATCCTGGCATTTTAAAGTATGGTACTCCAAGACTATCAGCCATCACTTTTGATATGTCTACCCCAAGTAGATTAATAGAACGAATCATATCGTGATTACCACCTCTTATAAAAACAAGCTTATCAGCTATCTTTTCTATTCTTTTCATAAAAGAAATATGCTGGTCATCAGGTTCCATATCTTGTCCCCTTTGACTTATCTTATAATTAGGCGGTATAAGTTCTATATTATCTCCATTCATAAACCATCTAGCATTAGGGTCTGCATCTACTTCAGCAATAAAATCATCAAACTTTTCGTAATGATGTTCGCAAGCTCCATGATGCACATCCGTAGCACAATGTAGTTTTATAGGTTTGTCGTAAGATAATTGAAGAACCTGACCTGGGTCTATATCTTCTGGTACTTGAGGTTGATTAAGATGTACAGTAAACCATTTTTTACATTCTTTGCAAGAAAACTCTCTTACTTTAACGCCACTGTTTCTTATTCTTGTTCCTCTGCTTTGAACTTTTTTAGAATTACAATGTGGACATATCATTACTTGTCCTCTTCTATAATAGCCTCTAGCATCTCGATAGCACCTTGTACTTTCATAAATGCTTCTTTTAATTGTTCTTGTTGACCTTTAAGTTGCTCAACTCTTTGTTCGTTAGTTAGTTTTACTGCTTCTTGTTTTTTCTTAGCCATTTCTGACCTCCCTGTGTTTGTTTTAGTTACTTGTTATAATCCACTCGCGTCACCAAATGCAGGAGCTGTTGCTGATGCTACATGTCCTGTGACAAACCAATTAGTTCCATCACAATACATTTCTACCATAGTTCCAGCTTCTACTAACGTAAGTGTTAAAAAGTCATTACTATCATTATCAGATACTACTGTTGCTATTGTTTCATTATCAGTATCTAAATGTGTTACTCCTCCAAAGAAAAAGTTAGTTGCACTTGGAGATTTAATCTCTACATCATATGCACCATCTTTTTCTACTACCATAAATTTATAATTTAATCCATCTGCTACTGCAGGTAATGTATATACAGCATCTGCAGTTTTATTTTTAATTGCTATTGCTCTACCAGACTCTTGTGAAGTTAAAGTTACTGTTGCAGCTTTTACTTCAGGTACTTTTCTAAAGCCTTGAGACATTTTAAAGAAACTATCACCAGCATCATAACTAGCTATTATTCCTGCAGCTCCATTAAACTCAACATCTAAAGAATCTATACCACTTCTACCAAATACTGCTTTACCAGTATGTACTTGAAAGTTTGTAGTTCCTACTGCAGTACCTACTGTTAAAAGTTTATTAGATGATTGTTTCCATTGCATATAAGCAGATGTGCTATTACCATAAAATTTTACTTCTTTATTATCACTTGGACCTGCAGCTACTAAACTTTCTGCTCCAAATACTAAGTCAGACCCAGTAACATTTATTATATCTGCACTTGCATCAAACTGCATTTGACCATTATTTGTCATAATCTCAACATCACCTGTTGACATATCACCAGTTCCTGCAAAAGCACTGTTAGATGCTGCACCAATTTTAGTACCTGCACCTGATATATAGTTATATGTTGTAGCTCCGCCTTGTGCTACATTAATACTTCCTGTTATCCCTACATATCGCTCTCCTGCAGCATTTGAGCCAGGAGTTAATTGTATTTCTTGGTTATAAGATTGTAAGGTTAATATACTTGAAGCACCTGCAACATTATCAAGTAAAATACCTGTAGCATGTATTGCATTTAATGTACTTCCATCTGTAGTTGTAGTTTGTACTAAGTTATCAGAACCTATTACAAGCTTTGGACCACTTCCTGCACTATCTAAATGAAATGATGCGGATGATGTTCCAGTAGCTGCAAAACTACCAGTAATATCACCAGTTACAGCTAAATCACCAGAAATTGTTGCATCACCATAACATATTAAATTAGCTTGCTTAGATGTAGATGTTCCAATTTTAACATCACCTGCATCATGATTATAGCCTGGAGCTAATATAATATCGTCTGTAGAATCTTTTGTTGATATAGTCATTGAATCATCAGAATGTACATATTTAGTAGCAATACCTGCTGTACCAGCATTACCTGTACTATCAACAGGATGTATAAACTTGCTTACTGCTATTGGTAAACTAGAATCAGTTATATTAACTGCTTTTAATTTAAGATTTAATCCAGTTTTATCTAATGCAAATGTTGTACTAGCAGTTTCTGAAAAGTCAACAGTTGTAGCAGTTAAAGTTCCTGTTACTGTTAAGTTATCATCTACTGTAACTGTACCTCCTGCAGAATCTATTGTAAGATTTCCAGAACTTGTAGTTACTTCAGCAACTTCAATTTTACCTGCTGTAGCACTTCCTGATACATCTTGAACCATTAATTTAGGAGTTTTAAATTGAACATGAGTAGAAGAAATACTGTTTAATTGTGGTAAAGTAAGAGTAGCTTCTCCACCAGTTCCTATAACTATTCTTGCTGTAGCTCCTTGAACAAGACTAAAAGTCTTACTTCCAGCAGAATCAATATCAAAGTTTATAGCACTAGTAGCGCCTGAAACTCCTATACCTAAAGACCCTATTCTTATAGAATCAAATTTAGGAGCATTAAACTTTAAGTATGACTGAATATTTGTTTCTCCAGTATCTTCTATCCAAAAACTGTTAATATCATTTTCATTATATATTTGAAATATATCAGATGCTTGACTTGTGCTATTTGCATAAAATTTAAATATGTCATCATCTGCTTTTAATTTAAATATACCTTTAATTAATAATTCATCAGATGTAGTTTTACCTAATTCTATACCACCTTGAACATTTAATTTATTATTTGCTTCGTCCCAATGTAAGTAATTACCATCACCAGCACCAAATGCTTTTAATGAAACACCTTTCATATTAGCACCAAGTAATAAAGAGTCAGCAGATTGGTCCCATAAAAAATTACAGTCAGCAGTATCACCATAAAATGTTACATCATGTCCTGTTCCACTTACACCAACTGTTAAAGCACCTATTTGAGTTGTTGCTCCAGTAATTGATGTAGCTCCAGTAATGCCAACAGTTCCTGTGACTTTAAATACTTCAGAACCAACTGCTCCACCAATGTGACATTTAGTAGCATTAGCTTGTATAACAGATTGAGAAAAAGTTCCATTTGCAGCTGCAGTACTTAAATAATATACCTTACCTGCATTAGCATCAGTACCTACCCAAGTATTACTACCTGAATCATTAGAAAATGATATTGCTCCCCCAGTTAATGCATCATAAGCAGCTTTTGCTGAAACAAGTTCACTGTCTAAAGAATCAGTAGATATTGAAGTTGATATACCTGTTACTGCTTGACCTGCTGAACCAAATTGTAAAGTACCAGTGTCGAGAACAAATTTGTCAGAATGAAATGTCATAGAAGAAGTATCAGAAGAAACTGAGGTAGATGCAACTGTAATGTGAGCAAGTTCATCATAGTTACTACCGTCAAATCCTTTAAATGTTATTTTACCTAGTTCATCACCATCTATAATAGTAGCAGGAGCAATTTTATTACCTCTACTTTTCTGCATCATAATTTCTGCAGGCATTATTGATGATACGTTATAGTTAACAGCAGATATTAGTTCTCCTACACTATCTGATGTAACTTCTAATTTTGTTGATGGAGTGTTAGTACCTATACCAACTTTATCAGCGCTACCATCTGTAACTAACAGATTAGCATCTGTATCTCCTTCTATACGAAAATCAACTGCAGAACCACCATCATTTATGATGACCTCTCCAGCTTCAACCGTACTTTCTATAAACCAGTTCTTATTTTTGCTCATTGTTTCTCCTAAAACTTAAAGTATTGTCTTATTATTCCACCAGGGTCTCGACTATCTGGGAATTTTCTTATTTTAACTTCATATAATTGTCTAAAGTATTGTGCTGTTTTTAAATCTCCTGCATCTTCATACATTCTAGCTTTTACATAATCAACTAATGCAGGATGTAAACTTTCGTGTAAATTAGAATGTGCATCTAAATCTTGATTACTTTTATCAACAGGCTTATAATTAGCCTTGTATCTTATTCTAAGTCCCATACCTATACTTATAGTAGGACTTTTAAATTCTTTTAAAACTTTTCCTGTAGAATCTTCTGATTCATTCTTTTGAACGACACCTAATCTTTCTTCATCTATAAACCATAGAAACTTTTTTGCTGTATCTTTTAACACTAAGACTCGTCTCCTATAGCTATTGCAGACCTATCAATTTTTCTAATAGGTGCAAATTCTAAACCACCATCTGTATTCGATTGTTTTATTTCTACAGACTCTATTTTTAATAATCCTGGAGGCATTTCATAAAATCTTTGGCCTTCCATTAAATCTGTTACAGCAGTATCTTCATTAGATAGTCTTTTAGATGCTATATCCATAAGTCCATCATTTATTAACTGCATTAAATATCTATTAGGTCTTCTACCAAATAAAGATTCAACTTGTGATATTATATCTTTTACTTCCATTATTTTTGTACCACTTGTTTAATTTGTTCTAACTTCTTTTCAGTATCTTTTAATTGTTTTTTATTAGGTAGCTGTCCTCTTAAAGCATATATTAATTCTTGGTACTCTGCTTTTAAGTTATCATAATCAGCATCTAACTTTTTATAGTTTACTGTAAATTTACTAATACTTTGTGCAAAATTACTAATGTTTTGTGCAAATTCTCCGAGATACTGTGAAGCAACTTTATCTTGCTCAGAAAGTTCTAATGTAGCTATCTGTAACTCTTGTGCAGAGCCTTGTAATGCAGTCTTAGCCATTTCAATATCTTCTGTTTCTAAAAAGTCTTTAAAAGAATTGCCTGAATAATTATCAACTAACATTTGTGCTTTTTCTATAGCATCAACAATATCAGGTTTATCTAACTGTGCAACTTTAAAGTTTTTATCTAATAAAGGTAAACTAGGTAACTCTATATTATCTATTTGAAACTTTTTACATTTAACTGCAGCACCAACTAAAACTATTTGATGCATATCAAAAGGAACATCTTCTAAACTTTTATCATTAGCATCTGGTTTAGGGTAACATATGTAATCAATAGTACAAAAACCATCTAATGCATCTAAATGTGTATCTTCAGGTTTAGGCTCTACCATTAAATGCATTTTATTTACATAATAAATAGGGTCTGTTTCTGAACACTCTTCTAAAAATCCACTACCAAATCTTGACTTACTTCTTTGATGGAAAGCTATCATTCTTGCTTCATATGCAATATCACCATCATATCTCATAACAGCATTAATATCACTACTGCCTAATATATTTAAATTAAATCCTATACCTGTACCTAAATTTTCTTCCCACTCTCCTGCAGTAAACGTTTGACTTTTAGTTAAATGCAACTTTAAATTAGCAGGCATTAACTTAGAAGTTTTAAGTATTGAATCTTGAATCCATTGTTCTAATACATCTTTTTTAATATAGTTAACAATTACACTAGAATCTTCAGTTACTAAAAGATTAGCAGGCATTGGATTTTGATTTTCTTCATCATCATCAATAGGGTCGTCAATTACAATCTCATCGCTTAAACCACCTGGTCCAATTTTTTTAGGCTTATCTTCTAAACCTTGATAAGGAGTACCACTTCCATCAGGATTAACTAACTCTTTATTTCCATTATTAAAAGGGTTAGGTTCTGGTCTTGGAATAGGTGGTAAACCTGTGTCACCATCTGGATAAATTAAATCTTCATTAGGGTCAATAGGAGCAGGAGGATAAACAGGTATTGTTATCCTCTTTGAATCTCCTATTAAATAAGCTATATGTTCTGCAATGTTCATAATATAATATAATAACTAAATTACTTTTTTGCTAACTCTTTTCTTATTAAAGCTATTTTATATACAAAATATACTATTGTAGTTATTCCTACACATAACCTAACTATGTCAGGTAATATATCCATACATTGAATAGTCATACTACTACCACCTACAGCTGCTGATTTTAAAGTATCTAAATCCACATTATCTCCTAATATAAATATAGAACACTAGCACTAGATGCTGTTGCTGCTATAGGGTATAAAGTACCTTTAAGCATCCATACTGCTCCAACTGTTCCATCTGCAAAAGTAATATTTACTGATGCTGATTCACCATTATTAATTAGAGCTCTTGATGGAGTTGATGAAGATGTTCCTACCACACCTTTAAAATAAGGGTTAGTTGATTCTTGTACTGTATATGCTTTATTTCCTGCTGCCATGTTTACCTCCTGCACTAAGCTTTGACTAAGCGTGAATGTGCTTGTTTATGTTAAGACTAGAAACGCTCCCTACAGGGAGGGAAGCTCACCATAGAGAGCGCTCCAGTCATTTTATTTAATTAAATAATCAACTGTTATCCTATAGAAACAGTATCATATTCTATTTCACCACTACCATCAGTGATATTTGGTGCTGGTACATATACGATTTGTATATCAAAATCTCCAGCAGTTAATGCAGCAGTCGCAACTGTGATGTCAAAATTGTCATCAGCAGCTAAAACTGCAGCTCCTTTATCTGCAGAACCAATAACGTAATTATCAACTAAAGTACCTTTTGCTATAGCTGATGTTACGTGTGTTCCTCCTGTAAAGCCAAATAAAACAGTAGCACTTCCGCCAGATGTTACAGCTGTGGTAACTTTAACTTGAAAACCAAGTATCATGTCACCTTTGCTAAAACTATCTAAAACGTGAGTTGCATCTGTTGCAGTAGTAGCTTGAACTTTATATCTTTTAACCTTAACTTGATTTGAAAGATTAGTTAACATAGAGTCAAACTTATTTTGTCCATACATTGGATTTGCCATGTTTTATCCTTTCTATAACCAAACAGCGTGAGCTTCAGGCATAGACCATTCCATTCCCGCTTCAGTTAATATTTGGTCTACTCTTCTGTCGACTCCAGAGTTTTCAAGTGTTTGAACACCTACGTAGACTGATGTGTCTCTGTTTATACCGTTTCCTACAAGAGGACGATATGCACAATGTTTCATATCAATACCAAGCATTTTAACGTTAGTACCATCTAAGTGTATATTTCTAACAACATTCATATCACCATATACAGTAGAAATAGTTGTGACACCAACGCCAGCAGCCATTTTCTTACCTGTTATAGCAAGGTCAGCTGAATAACCTACGTTACTTGCTGTACCTGTTTGAAGATTGTTTTTCATGTATCCACCTAATTTATGTAACCAGTTATAAACTGCTGTGTTACAGAAATAAACAGTAGCACCACTATTGTTATATCTTGGGTCAAGGTAGTTAGACATATCGTCTAAGAAACTATCTTGAGTTTTACTAGCTGTATCTAATGCAAATACATTACCATAGTTTTGTACAAAATCTACAGCACCTTGAGTATATGCAATACCATCAGAGTCACTATACTGAGAACCAAATAATAAAGATTGCTCAATATCATATTTATGCTCAATTAGTTTTTCTCTCCATACTCTAGCCCATTCGTTGCCTTCATACTTAAGAACCGTAGCTCTTGCAGTATTAGTCATAGCACAAGTTGTTTTCCAGATTTGAGTCTGTCCATATCCTGTACTAAAAGGTTGGTCTTTCCATGTTTCAGGGTAACCAGTACCTTCACCATGAGCGTTACCAACTACATAACATCTAGAAGCTTCAAGAGCTCCTGCTATTGAATCAGAAATTACTGATTCGTCTTGCTCAGATGCATCAGCAGCTGAATAAGATTGTAGTTCAGTAGCACTGTCAGTACCTTTTACTACGCTACATTTTAATATAGCATGAGCAGAAGATGTTGCTAAGTCAACAGAAACTACTCTAAATAAAGCATATCCTGTCATAACATTAAAAGCAGAACCAGTATTTACTTTAACAACTCCACCTGGTAAAAAGAAAGTAGGTTGTGTGCCTGCAGCACCAACTGTTATTTCATTTTTAGATTGACCAAATACATTTTGACGGTTTCCTGCACTCATATAGTCAGTAGCCATTTTTAAATAGTATGTGTCACCAGTTGAAATATGTCCAGCATCAACAGTAGCATCAGTAGAATTTCCTAAAGCTGAAGTAGCTCCATGGTCAACAACGTATGCATATCTTTTATGCCAAGAGCCTCTACGCTCTGTGAATTTGAATTTTGGGTCATCGCAAGGTTTCTTTGCTACTTTAGATACGAAACGAAAGAAAGGGTCTTGTGCAATATTTAGTTCAGATACTCTGTCACCAAAATTGTACTTTCTTCTTAAATCGCCTGTACTAAGGTCTGTACCCGAGCCTGGGTTGCTAGCGTTAGGCGCTGCACCTGGGCTTATGTCTGATAATTTAAAATTATCTGCCATTGTAATCTCCTTTACAAGTTTAATTTAAAAGATTACTTAGCTAAATAAATCGTCAAGACCTCCATCTGCACCAGCTAGTGCATCAAATATACTGTCATCTGCTGATTTAACAGGAGCGCCAGCACTATTTGTTCCACCTTGTGATGTAGGTATTTGTCTTGCATTTTTCATTTGACCAAGCATCTCGTTTTTAGTAGAAGTAGCTACATTTTGTGCAACTTTGCCACGATTCATTAAATAATACATATCATCATAAGAAAATTGTTTAGTCTTTGCTTTATTAAGCATAGAAGTAAAATCTTCTTCAGACATTCCAGTTTTTTCCATAAACTGCTTAGCTTCATTTAATTGTTTGTTTTTTTGAGCTACTACAGCATTCTGTTCTTTTTCTCTGGCTAATATATCATTAACTCTTTTTTGAACCGTACCATCTACCATTTGATTAAGTACTTTAGCAGATTCTGAATTTGTATCAGTAACTGCTTCGTGTCCATCAAATATAAAATCATCTGATAAATTCAGATTATCTTGTATTGATGAAGGCGTTTTGCCACCATTTTGCAGGTAGCCACGAATAGTGTCCACTAGGCCGCTATCTCTTTTCATATATTCAACTAAAGGCTTAATTGGTTGGAACTCTTGGAGTTCGGCATTTAACCTTTGAGCTTCTCGACTGGAATCTTTATATCTTTTTTGCCAGTCGGTATCATTACCTTGCGCCTGTACAGAGTCAGGAGTTTCCTGAGTTGACTGTTCAGCTTGTTGGTTTATTGATTCTTCTTGAACTTCCCCTGAAGTTGTTTCGTCTAAAACAGCGCCACTAACTTCGTTATCTAAAGCATCAAAGAAAGAGTCACTAGAGTCAAATACACCTTTTTCAGCATCTGTATTAGATACTTCATTAGATGGAGTTGAGTTACCAGATTGTTCTTCTATCATTATTTTCTCCTATTTATTGTTTGTAAGTTACTTATTTTCTTGGTTAACAGGCAAGTTATTTAGTAAGTCAGATAATTTTGATTTATTTTCTTCAAGATGTTTTTGACTTTCTGTCCTAATTTGCTGTTGCAAAGTTTTAGTTTCCTTAAATTCATTTTCAGCTGCAGCTTTAGTTTCTGCAACTTTTCTACTAACTTCCATTTGGCCTTGCATTGTTTTGTTTTTAATACCTGCTTGCACAAGTTGTCTTTCAAGAGTTTCAATAGTACCTTCTTTATCTTGCATTTGTTTTTCCATACCTTCTATTTGGTTTTTCATTTGTGCATATAAAGATTTACGTTTAACTATCTTATCTTTGTTTTTAATGTCAGTTTCTGATAAAACTGCAACATCATCTACAACGCCTAATTGCATTAGTTCTTTTAGTTCAGCAAGATATGCCCATCTATTAACAGGAAGTGTAGAACCAGCTATAAGTCTTACATCAAATTTAGAAGATGCATAGTCCATATATTTACCTATAGCTTCTCCCATATCATTATAAACTGGAATATTAATTTCTACTTGTTTTTCTTCTTGTATAGCACTTGGTTGAACTATTCTAAATATTTTGTTTGCTGTATATACAGATTGAGTATATTGTCTTACAAGCTCTCCTACTTGTTTTAATGCAGGCTCTACAGAATGCTTTAACCAATACTTAACTCTTCTTGTACCATATTCATCGATAGCAAGCATACCTTTAAATGGCATGTCTTTAGTTTGCTTAGTATCACCTTGCATAGAACTATATATACCAGCTAAGTATTCCATATCTTGTTTACCCTCACCTGAAATACCAAAGAATGCATTAGGTAATTGAAAAGGCATAACAGGAGTAGGTGCATTAAAGCCACTTCTAAGAGGTAGCAATGCTCCAGGAGCAGCTGCATACTTTTCCCAATGCTCTGTATCAATAGAACCTTCTTCATACATCCATCTTAAACTACTTCCTAACGATGCATTATGCACCATTAACTGATGTACTTTATTTAATTCTTGTTGTTTACCTATGAGTGGAGACACTGCACTTATTGGGTAAGGAGTGCCAGTCCATTTGTAGTGAAAAGGAATCAAAGGATAATCTTTGATTTTTGTAGGTAAGTACTTTTCGTAAATACAGGCATCTCCAACTACACAGGTTTTTTTAATTCTTGAATCATAAAATTCAATAGTATCTACAACTAAATCTGCAAATTGTTCATCTTCAATTAAAAGATTATATTCTTTTTTAGTTATAACTCTATTTTCAATAATAGAAGATTGTTTTTGTAATTCATTTGTAAATTGCATTTCAGCCATTTTTGCTTGTTCTTGCATTTGAGCTTGAAGTTTTTCTAACTCTAATTCAGCACGCTCAGGTAAAATTTGTTGAGACTGAACCATTTGAGAAAGTTCTAATTCTTTTTCTTTTAAAATAACAGCCTGCTCTTTTTGCATTTGTTTAATCTTAACTGCAACTTGTTCTTTAATTTTTTCTATAACAGAAGGGTCAGGAGGTATTTTATAAAACATATTAACAAATAACTGTTGTTCTTTTTCAAACAACTCATAGTATTCAATTAAATCTTCTCTACCTGTATCTTCTTCATCTAGAATATCTGTAGTAGATTCATCTAATACATCTTTTGCACTAAAATCTTTTTGAGTTTCATCAAATACTTTTTCAGTGTAGTTATAAGAACTATTATCATATGAGTTAGCATTTTTAATTTTTGTTTTTGCTTCAGGATACTCTTTCATCAAATGTGTACGAGGCAACACTTTTCTCATAAGTATATAAGCTGCATCTTGAAATAATAAATCTCTAGACTTAGGGTCTACATATATATCAAAAGGGTCAGGCTGTTTAATTACAACTTCACCCATACCTTGGTCTGCATTAGGGTCTATATCTACCATTAAATAACCTATAGATTTAGAAACAGAATCATTTATAGCATTAGATAATAAAGATTGACCATTAGATTGATACCATACATAGTCAGCCATATCAGAAAAGACAGATGCAACGTCACTGTCAGAACCTTCTGTACCTATAGCTTGCCATCTAGGACTATTAGCAGTAGCATAGTAATTTAACATTTCTACAACAGGTATAATTCTGTTAATAGTAAATGTAGGCATACCTTGCTCTTCTAATAATTCTTTATCATCAGCAGATAATTGATTATCATTAGCAAAGTCAAAACCTTTTTGGTTTATAAATTCCCATTGCTGCCTATTACCAGTATTAACATTATCAAAAATGTCTCTAACTCGTAATGCTTTTTTGTCCTGTCTTTTGGCCATTATTCCTCCTCTTTACAGTCGTCCCATTTAGATAAATCTAACATAGGAAGTGGCTTCTCTATTTCGTAATCTTTAAGTTTATCATTCTGTACAGCTTTTTTACAACCGCCCTTAACATAAGGTTTACCATTTGCACATCCAATATCATACACAAAAAATATTGTTTTCCATATACCAACTCTTACTACTCTTGCTGGTCTTCCATTTAAATGTATAACATCGTCTGTATTCAAGTCGTTTCCTAAGAATATCTTTAACGACTCTAAAATATTTTCTAAAGTAGCACGAAATGTCATTAATGCAAAAGCAGCTGCGGCCATCCAGCCCCATTCTCCAATCAATCCTTGTAATTGCTCTTCCATACATTTCCATTCTGCTTCCCTCTATTATTTTACTTTTCTAAATCTAATTTTATTGAATCTAAAGCTGGCGTTGAAGTACTATCTAACATAGCATCAAATGCTTTATTGTCAGGTAAATTAGGTTCAATATATTTTTTAAATGTATCATCATTTCTTTTACCTAAAGGTATTCCATTTAACTTTCTAACATACTCATCTTCTACTATTTCCCAATCACCATCTTTTAATGCATTCATTAATTTAGGATAAGATTTTATGTTTCCAAGATTAAATTGAAAATCTGTAATTATTGCTTTAGCGTCATCAGGTAAAGAATCATACACACTATAATCAGTTGTATAGCCATCTTTATTAAGAGTTGCTCCACTAAAATTATTACTAAATGACTGTCTTCCTGCTCTATACGCTTCAGTTAAATCTGATTTTAAAGTACTATCTGACCATTGTTTATATTCAGTATCGCTTAACTTAGCTATATTTTTTCCTAAACTTCCGTCACTATCTAAATGTCCATATCCATAAGTAAGCTTACCTTCTCCTTCAACGTCTTTACCAGATTTATCATGCAAGCTTTCTTGCTCTATTAAAAATGGTATCATATCATCTAACCAGTCCATACTATGCAACCACCCAACTTTTTGCTTTAGGTTTATATTTGTAATGTTTTCCTCTAGAAG